TAAACCATTTTGGTGTTCCACTATATTTCCACACAGCAATATTGTTCTTCTCTAATATGTAGTAGTTCCTGTATGCCCTGACCACATCATCATCTTTACAATGGTCTGGCATACATAGTGGAGGGTCTGCCCATCCGTTGTCTTTAATATTCTTTGGTGCAGTCTCTAGAATCTTTCCAAGTTTATCCCATGACTTATGAACTTTGAATTCTCCATTGCTGTATCGTAAAGAATATTCTGCACTTAACATTCTGAACAATCTAAACAACCAATCGTAATGTTGTTTTGATGAACGAGTCCAGATTGTACTAGGGTGGTTTTTATGTGCAATTTTGTATAGGTCTGGATGAACATCATCTTCATCAAGCACTCTATGTGCTGTTGATAACATCTGGGCATATTCCAGTATCATTTTAACACAATGTTTATCACAATGCATTTCCGCTGCATCGTCTGGGCGTTTATCCAAGTAAAATATATTCATTATCATTCTCAATTATAAGGTTGAGTGAGGAAGACTTTTCCTCACTCTTCCACTATTATACACCTTTAACAATAGTTTGTCAAGTCTTTTTCCTGTCCCTTCTGGATTTATTATAAAAAATATGAGTATCAATTTCTACTGTTTTACGGCGTGGGTTTGCCCATCTTGGACTACTGATATAGTCTGCGTGATAATGGGTTGCTCCATCCGTTATGTCTATCAAGTCAGGAGTTGTTAAAACATACTTAGCAACTTCCTGTGACTCCTTCCACATTGAACCGCGTGTAGGTGGTTCATCATGTTTACCATCACAATACCAACTAAATTGGCATCTATCTCTAACTGGAAATCCATTCTTATAATGTCTTCCCTGTGTAATAACCTTACAAACAGTATTTGGATAACGATGTGATCTCACACGATTCATAGTGACTTGTGCTACTGCTAATTTTCCAGCCGTAGATTCCACTGCTGCTTCAAAATATATATTTTTTGTCATACACTCTAGTTCTTCTGAATTCACCATTGGTACAACTGTAGTCTTTCCATTTGTAGTCATTTGTAATGGAGACATTATTGTTGCCTGTTTGTCAGTAATTGTGTCTGGTGGAACCCAAATTTTATATGTGCTGCCTGAATTTAACGTAGCAGACCACAGCGTAATCAGCCCTACTAGGGCAATGAATATTTTCATATTCCTCTTTTGATAGTGTTGAGTTAAGTATGATAGCCACTTACTTAAACTTAAATAGGAGAGTTTCGGCCACGGCGGGGAGCTCTGGCAATACTACCAGTTTCCCATAATTTGGGGGAGTATAAGGAGTAATCAAAATCAGAGTACCATTTTATTCCATCTATTGTAGTGGAAAATTTTGACATGGTACTGTTCCAATCCATAGTAAATTGAAAATCATCTTCCTTAGCAAGAACAACCGAAACTTGTATCGGTACTCCGCCCTTCATTTCCAATTGCCGTAGTTCAGCTTCTACAGTTGTTTGTACATTATCTGTAGTAACTTTGGTTAAATTGACTATTCTCTCTTCTAAACTTTTTATCATGGTAATAAATTAGGAAAAGTTTCTTTTACTAAGTTAAAAGTTAATCCTCTGCATTTTAGTTTTTTATCCTTCACTTGCAGAAGAAGTTCTACTTCAGAAGGATGTATACCTTCTAAAATATCTGTAAATGCTTTTTCTCTTTTCATAGTAGTCAAATTTTTGGGAGATTGACCTTCAACAAACAAATACAACTTTCTAATATGAAAATGTAGATAAGTTGGATTTGGCTCGTTTGTGTCTCCTTGATATTTGACTATGGGAGGTGAACCCGGCGGTAAGAGAAACTTTATATTTGGAACGAATGCTGCTTTTAAAATCTGTTGAAGCGCAAAACAATCATATTTTAATAATAGTTCTTTCTTTTGTTTTTTAGTACGTGCTACTGCAATCTCACTAAAAACTCTTGGTAAACTGGTTGTCATAATTAAAACTCGTCAATTACATCCATAAGGTTCTTCAATCTATTATCAACAAAATAATTCCAAAGTTGACTTCTATCACCAGCTTCTTGATTATCGTATTGATTTACTATATTTATACGAATTGATTCTGGAGTTTCCCTCAAATCAACCAATGTCTTGTTTCTATGGTAGTTTCTAAGCATGGCTTCATTACAGAATTCTTCTGGTTTTTTACCTCTCCATAGTTCCATTTTCTTCTTAGTTATAGGAGTTTGGCGTTTTCCTTCAGTTATAAGAGTATCATCGGAGGAAAGGATGTTAGGAACACCATCACCAGTATCACCTCTAATGGTCTTATCATACAGAGATTCTGCGGGGTCACCCACTATAAACTTTTTCTGAAGTGGCGACCATTGCCTCACTCCTTGATACTTTTGTAACTGAATAAAGTCTTTATCACTAGAAAGTATCAGAATAGGATTTTCTTCGCAGTGGTCAACAAGAACACCAATAATGTCATCAGCCTCCGCACTATCTACGTGCATGACTTTATATGGAAAGTATTTAGTGAGTTCTTCTCTCATTTCATGTAATAGTTCAAAAAGAGTTTTCCAATCCGTAGGGTCATTTTCTCTATTTTTCCTACGATTTGCTTTGTACTCTGGAAATACTTCTTTTCTCCAATTATCTTTATCATCACAACAAATAATCATTTCTCCATAATCTTTTGCAAATTTATTACGAAACATTCTGATTGAATTGAGTATTGTGTGTCTTAACAGGTCTTCTTCTACAACTGGTTTACCTCTACTCACAGCCATAAAAGAACCAATCACAGTTTGACTATAATCAAGTAGTATCATTTTTCTCCATCTCTATTCTCATTTTGATTGACTCAAGAAACTGATTCCATTGATTCATTCGCATATCCCAATTGTAAAAAGTATCAAAATATGTTTTCTGTAAACTCAACAAAACTTCTGTCTCATCTTTTCTATACGACTCAATAGCCCTTCCAAGAATATGTGAATGAACCGCAATATGTTTCTCAGGGTTTGGCTCATATCCATACATCCAAGCAAAGTTGGCACAAGTCTCTGGAAGGGCACCAAGATTAGGACATATCACCATACACTTTGCACTCATAGCTTCAATTGCTGAAATACAAGAAGTTTCCATATAAACAGATGGATATGCCATGATATGATTTTTGGTAAGTTCTTCTCTAATCTGATCATTAGATACTGTACCATGATAATTGACACCATCCATTTCTTGAGCAGCTTTATATACATGGCGATATTGCTCATCCATCCAAGACCGATCATATATCTTAAAACTGGAAAAGATATTCAGTTCTGCTGATTGAACTTCTTCGGATTTATTGTTTTCTTTGAGATGTTTCCAAACACCAAGTAAAACCTCTAGGCCGCGATGAGGTGTACTCATATAGACACAAGATATTTTGTCTTTGGGTTTTTCATGTTCTGGAATAGGTTCTATGGCGTGTTGAATAACAACACCATGATCATAAGGAACACCAAGATAAACTCCATACTGATACTGTTGCCAGTTACTGACAAAGAGTATCTTTTCAAAGTCTAACATATTCTTGTGTTCTTTAAGAAATGCAACTTCTGGATCTTGGGCAAGGTCATGAGCCCAAAACAGTCTTGGTTTATCTTCTAATTTCCTTTTACGAGAAGCGACCCATTGAAAATAATTCTTTAGCTCTGGGTCAATGCGAGAAAATAACCACTTCTGCATAAGTTCAGTACCACCTGCTGCTTTGGGGGTTTCTTCTGGAGCAAAATCACTTTCACCGAAATCAATTTTTAATGTCATAATATCCTTTTTTTAATTTAATAAAATATCCTTTATCTCTATACCTTGAATCTTACCTTCTTGAACAAAACTTGAAATGGGAATCGGGGTAACAACTTCATCTTCTCCTTTTTTGAAAAGAGAAAATTGACCAACAATCTCTGCCGCATCATTGTGATTTAAATCATACACAAAAGAAGTATCATCATCAGAACTCAAGATTAGTTTGGCTTCTCTGATTGCAGGTTTGTCTATACCTTCTCCACCTTCTGCGGTAGTTAGTCCTTGATCAAATCTTGCGATAATTGCTATGAGTCTTTTTAATAACTCGTTTTCCATGTATTCCTAATAAGTTGAGTATGGTAATGACACTTTGGCTATCAGTTTTCATAGTATGAGTGAACACTGCGGTTAAACACCTAGCTGAAGAACTACAATCTATCATCTAAATGTGGAGAGAAAGCGTGTTCCTACGATTACCCATTACCATACTTTAATCTGTTAGTATTATTATATCATATAAGTATTTATTTGTCAAGAGAGGCC